GAAATAAAAATAATGCAATTCAGCTGTAAAAGATGCATTTGGTGTTGGTCCTACTATAAAAGTAGTATCATCAAATAAAGCATAATGTTTTGGCACACCTGTAGTAGAAGCATTAGGGTAAGCTTCTCTTATAAAGTTTACATCTTTAAATAGTAAAAAAGATTGCTCACTAGAATTTGTAATAGATAAAGAAAAATTATCTAAAAAATCTGTTGGTGTTGCCAAGTATTGACTGCCTGATGTTAAACTTCCAGAAACATTTTTTCTAAATACAGGTAGCTTTACTGTTTTTAATATTCTTTCTTCTGCTTGTTTAATAATGTTTGCAATATTAGAAACAAAACTTGTTTCTGTATTTTGCAAATAATCTTGTATTAAACTTTTTAATTCTGAATATGTCATATTATCCTGTTGTTATTGTTACTTTACCTATACTGCCATGCATTATTAAACCTGTTCCTGTTACTGGGTCAAAGCCAAATAACTTTCTTGAATCAGCTTCGCCAGTATCAACTCTTGCATCATATAAAGATTGTGGGTCTATAGTTGATACAAGGTTTACATCTAGTTGTGGTTGGTCTGGGTCATAACAAGTATGACATACTCTTAATCCATTTCTTACTTTATTTTCTGTTTCGTATTTAAGTTCATTTAACTTATAAGTAAACCCACATCTATCACAAATACCTAAAGCTTTTTTACCTGCTGTATAAGCCATGATTAAATATGATTATTAAAAGGAACAAATCTTACAGAAGCTCTTTCTCTATCTGCATCACTAACATCATTCCATAACTCTTCATACTTTTGTTTTATCATTGGTACTTTTTGTAAAGCATCATTATTTTTACAAGCAATATTGTAAGCTAATCCATAAGTCATGCATGGTAAATATCTAGTTGGTACAGCTGTATTGTTTGTTCCTACATTACCTGTATCTTCTATTTTTTTAACATAATAATAAACTAATGTATAAGTAGCATTACCATCTGGAGATGACCACAGCTTAATAGCTGGAGTACTTATATTTCTATCAAAGTAAAATAAACTAGGTTTACCTTTATTTAATTTATTAGATATATGTGCATACTCACTTACAGATATTCTTCGTAAAGTTTGGTCTGTTTGTTTGCTTGTGTCATCAGCATCTGTTCTTATAAAGGCTTCTATTATATCTAATACATTACTATCTAATGTATAACTTAATGTGCCTTCTGTTAAAGTTTGAGTACCTGTTTCAACAGTAAAAAGATTAAGACCTCTGTTTTGCCATTCAAGAAATAATAAATCTAAAGCCCTTCTAGCTGTTTTATATTCATAGCCTGAACGTAATTCAAGTCCACATAGCTCATATGCTTCTTCAATAATATCACTTAAATCTAAATTAAATGCTGTAGTTCCGCTTGTTGCCATTATCTATACCTTGCTGTTTTCTTTGCTATTTTTTTAGGTTGTTTTACAAATTGTTTACCTTTTTTATTTCCTTTTGCTTTAGCTCTATTAGTAGCTGCTTTTTCAGATTTACTTAAAGATTTCCATGCTTTATCAGGTAAGTATCTTTTTTTACCTTTGCTTGGTTTACCATCAGATGTTCGCCACTTTTGTTTGCCCCAGTCTTTTAAAGACCTTTGTGATTTTTTTAATGGCATTATTCTTCCTCGTTTAATTTTTTATTTATATCCACCACCTGCTTTTTTATAAGCTTTAGCTAACATTTGTGCTTTACGAGCAGACCATTGACCGGGTTTGCCACCTTTACCACCTGCTTTTATTCTATTAAATATACGCTTACGCATAGTAGGTTTTGTATAATTACCAGCTTTGTTTACTGTTGATTTACTTCTACTTTTTGCTTTTACCATTTTACTTTATCTGCCCAATATGCAGCTGACATTTTACCTTTTCTAATATTTTTAGCGTGTCTAGCTTTAAAAGATTTTCTTTTCATTTTCATTTTGCGAGATTCACCCTTTTTAGGTTTACCTGCAGTTTTAGCACCTTTCTCGCCAAACCTAATAGTTTTTATTTTGCTGCCTTCTTTTGCAACAACTATATGAGATTTTTTAGGGTGGTTAGGGGTACGCTTTGGTTTATTGTACCCACTAACACCTGCTCTCTTTAAACGAGAATCTTTAGTAGCTCGGCTCATTTATTATTAAACCTTACCGCCTATTTTCTTTTTTATAATCTCATTGAAAGTTGATGGCATACTAGCTTTTCTACCACCTCTCATTGATTTAAGTTTAAAAGACTTACCGCCTTTATAACCTTTACCTTTCATACCAAGTTTTTTAGCTTGTTCCATTGTTTTTTTACTAGGCATTATTTTTTCTCCTTGGTTTTTTTAGCTGGTTTTTTTGCAGCTGGTTTCTTTTTAGGTTTAAGTTCTTTAAGCATAGCATTAGCTTCTGCTTCTCTTAATGGTCCAGCTACTAATTCTTCGCCATTCCATATTACAAAAGCTGGGTCGCCATTTTGAAAATGCCCATTTTCTTCTTTTTTAATTGTCATAGTTTCACCTATTCGTAAATTTTATTTAATACTAATATTATAGAGTATGTATCACCGCTTGAATGACTAACAGTAGTAAAGTCAATGTCGCCAGTTTTACCTGAACCTGCATTGTTTGGAATACCAGAAAATAAATCATAGTATTCATCTCCAGTGCTATCAGTAGGCAAGCCTGTAATTAAAACATTAGTACTTGCATCAAATTCTATATTTACGCCCATACCTCTACAAGCCCAATATATTCTTGCTACTGAAACTGAAGAACATGACTGCCCTAAACTGTTTGAGTTTAAGGCAGACACATCAACTTTTTTTACTGCTGATTCACCAGTGCCATCACTAACATTAGTAAACTTCATAACAGCGATTTTATCGCCATCAATTATAGTTTGTGAGGTTACTGCATCAGCCATAATTTACTCCTATTAAGATTGGTCAGTAAATGCTGGAGCATCAGCACCTTCTTGGTTGCCCCAGATATACCAATTAGTACTATCTTTAGCTAATATATTAATTTCAAATAAACCAAAGTCAGTTAAGGTAAGAATGGAGTTTGAATTACCATCAGCATAAACAGAAACATTATCTGCATTAGAATCTAAATGCACAATGCCACCTAAAAAGAAATTAGTATCTGAACCTGTATCAATGATAAGGTTTTCTGTTTCTTCTGCTGCACCACCATAAACAAATTTAAAGTAAACACCAGCAGAAGGACTTGGTAATGTAAGAGTTCTATTGCCTGTAATAGCTGGAACTACATTAGTACGACCACCATTAGCTGTTGCTGTTAGTGTTGTATCTGCATCAGTTAAAGCTACAGGTGTAACTTTCATACCATCACCATCTAAAGTAAATTCAGTAGTAATAGCACCTGTTGTTGAATTTTTTGAAATGACTGTAAAGCCATTTTCGGACCTAACTGGTCCATTAAAGGTTGAGTTAGCCATGTCTTTCTCCTAAAAGAAAATATCTATCATCTTGGCAAAGTCTGCTAGGGCAGTTGATAGACAGTTAATAAATCCCTAGTTACGAAAAAAGGGGAGCACAAGGCTCCCCATAAAGTTCTAGCTTGAACCCGGTGAGCCGTAAATACCAAGCGGGTCTGATACTCCAAATGAGTATCTTTCTCTAGCTTTGTATCTGACATTTCCGGTGTCAAAATCTCCGTCCATAGATGTTTCCATTCCGGTTCTATTGAAATGTTTCATTCCGTTAGGAACATCAGTAATGATGAAGAAAGCATTAGTATCAGTAAGATAATGATTAATCATATATCCTTCTGGTATAGCACCATTTGAGGATATAGCATTAATATCATTATCAGAAGTACTAACTCTAAATTGAGATTCTAAAAGTCTAGTTGCTGTAAACTGCAACGCAGATGGAACAATTAGTCTTTTAGGTCTAGCCGCTATCTTCAAACCTCTTTGGTCTTTAAAATTGCCGATATTAATAACAGCATCTTCTAAAGATGTTTCATTAAGGTCTGCTGCAGTAGCAGGTCTATTAGAGTTTTTACCACCATCTACTAATGGGTGTCCGTCCCCACCAGTAACACCATCACCACTAGCAGTAAATAAGTTTACTCCATCTCCTGATTGGAAAGAATTTGTAAACCCATTATTTAATGGATAAGCAGCTTTGACTTGTTTAGTATAAGCCATAGCTCTTGCTAATGCTTTAGTATAACGAGCAGAAAGTGAATCATAAAGGTTATCCTCTATTGCTTCTTCTGTAATCGCAAAACCTAAAGCAATGGTTTCATGGTTGTATCTAGCTGTAAAGCTTTCTTGTGCTGAATCATAAGTGATTGCAGAACCTTCATCTTTAACAACTGCTTGACCAAATCCACTTAACTGAACTTCTTCTTCAAAACTTCTATCAGAGTTTTCAGTTTCGTAAATCATGGTGTGTTCATCATCGTACTTTTCGTACTCCAATCCAAACAATGCGTTTAGTCCGGGCAGGAGTTCTTTTAACATTTGTGCTCTTGAAATAGCCATATTATTCTCCTATATTAAACGCCTGTTGTATTAGTTAATTGGTGTCCTGCGTTAAAGACAACAATAACATCTGTGTATGAATCGCCAACTGCACTATCAGGTCCATCTACGAACTCAATAATTTTAACTGGCAAAGTATTGGTTGTTGCAATCGTACTGCCATCAACAGCATTTTTGCTTCTACCTATACTTGTACTACCTGCTGTTTGAACAACAGCAGCATTATTTCCTAATGCTGTTTGTGCAAGTGAAGCATCACTTTGCATTTTCATTTCAACAAAAGGGTCATCAAGAACATACGCACTAATATCACTTGCAGCTGTAGAAGCTGGGAAATATTGTGAGAATGTTTTTTGATTTGTATTTGGGTCAGTGTAAGAAACACCTACAAATACTCCTACTGGAGTACAAGCTGTAGTTCCTGTATCTTTTTCAACAGTACCAGAACTAACAAGCTTAACAAAATCTCCGTAGAATATAGCGGTGCCATAACCTGAAGCTATCTTGTAATGTCTAACTTTTCCTGAAAAGGAGCCATTAGAAGAAAGACAACCTACTGGTTCTGCACCCATTGGGGTAGCTGAAGCAGCCATATTATTCTCCTAAAATTTTTAAAAGATGGCTTTTAGCTAAATTTTTATTATTTAGTTTTTGCCGCCAAATGTAGTCCTCGTTTTGCGGTCTGGTTGTAACAGTGGCATACGAGGGTCATTTTCTTTTAAATAGTTATTATCAACGGCTTCCATTTGTTCTTGGGCAACTTTTTTGTAGTACTGGTCCCTTTGCTCCATAAGCTCTCTAGGAGCTTTACAAAGTAATAAACCACCAACTTCCATGTTGCCTTTCTCTGCCCATTCAGAATCCACATCACAAACTAAATGTAATTCAGGATGGTCTTCTGCTTTTACAGGTTCCCAACCTTCTCTAAATTTAGAACTAACATTTACATTATTAGGTTGCCCCAATATAGATGTAGCAATCCACCTAAAAACCCATCCGTCTTGCGGATTAGGACTAGGTAATTTTGATTGTGGTTCCCAAGATTGAGCTCTCGATTGAACTTCTCTGGTTTCCGTTTCTCTTGCAGCTTTCGTAACTTCTTCAGTTACTTTTTCATTATCAGCCATTCTGTACCTCCTTGGCAACTTGTTTGGCATATTGTTCTGGTGTTAAACCCAAACGCCTTGCGAGAGCAACTTGGGTTCCTGTCAACTGTACTTTGCGTGGTAGTGCTCCATTATTGCGTGTTGCAGGAGCTACTACTGCGGATGGTTTTTTGGAAATCACAGTTTCAACAACTTCTTCGTTGCCGACAGATATTTCTTCTTCTCCAAAAAACTCAGGAAATTTTCCACGCATACGCTTGTCAACTTCCTGATAATACTGGTCGCTAGTAGGATATATGCCCTCATTTTGTATTAGAGTTTCATGTAGCCCATAAGCATAACCAGTCATGTCTTTATGTTCTTTACTTCCAAACCAAGTATTTTTTTGCAACCAATCTACTGCTTTTGGGTCAGGTGGTGCGTGTTGTTCTACTGGTTGTTGTGGTTGTTGTGGTGCAACATTCTGTTGTTGTTGCATTTTTTCTCTAGCTTCTGTTTGCTTTTGATAATAGTTTAGCTTTTCGTTTGCACTTTTTGCATCTACTTGTGCAGATAAAATTCTTTCGTTAGCAGCTAACATCTTATCTGTATCACCAGCTTCATAAGCTTCTTTAAATTCAGATTTACCTTGTTCTAATTCAGCACTAGCTTTTGCTGATATTTGTCCAAGTAAAGCTTCTTCTCCTTTATTAATTAAAGCAGATAACCTTTTATTTTCATCTTGAATTTTTTGAGCATAGCCTACTGCTTCATCTCTTAATTTATCAGAAGCTTCTTTTGCTCTTCTTTCTTCGTGATAGTCATATTTAATTTTATCAATTCTTTTCTGAACTTTATCACTAATACCATCAATCTCTTCTTCAACTTCATTAGTTTTAGTTTTAACTTTTGGTGGTCGCCTATCTTCTTTTGGTCTGTCATCTACAACTTCAACCTGAAGCTCTTCTGCAGATTCTTCTTTAGGCGTTTTTTCTATGGTATGTTTTACACCAAAGAATTTTTCTTCTTTAGAAGTTTGTGGAATTTCTTCCGTAACCTCTTGATTTGCTGTGTTATTTTCACTCATATTAAATTACCTTTACGATACCTCTTGGGTCTTGAACAACAGCTTCTACACTGTCATCATTAATTAAACGAAATTCTTTTCCATGTACTTTAAATCTTGTACCTGAATAAGAACGCATAATAATCCAATCGCCCTTTTTGCAATAAGGACCATTTGGAAATCTTTTTTCATCTTTATAGCAGTCATCTCCCATATCCAGAATAAAACCACAAATAGAACCAACTTCTTCAACTTGTAATGTTTGAGATGCTTTTATTATTCCGCCTTTGGTTTGTTCTTCAGGCTCTGGTAGAGCTATTAAGATTTTGTAACCTTTTGGTATTGGTAATTGTTTTGCTGTTTTTTCTTCTATTTTATTAGATTCTACAGCACCACCATCTTGTGTTGGTGTTTCAACTTTTGCAGGTTTGCTCATTTTTTTCTCCTTGCACTAGATTAAGGTCTAGGTCCTTGCGTCATTGTTGACGATTTGCTATTTCCTGTAGGTCAAGTATATCTCTTTCTACTATAGCGAGTCCAGCAATTACACCTGTTAAATGTCTGTACTCTTCAAAATTCTTGCAGCCACCACCTGATAAATGGTCAGCGTGTTCATTCATATGTTCTCTAATCTTTTTTCTTAAAGATTCTATAAAATTTTTATCTGATGCACTCATTAATTTTATTTATCAAGTAAAGTTTCTGCAATGTCTTTACCTAGTTTAGCACCTTCTATCTGTTCTTTACTAGATATTTTTGCATTTTCTGAAGCAGCTTCAAATCCAATTTTAGCACCAGCTATTCTTTCTTGTGATGCTATTCTTTCTTTTTCTATCTCTTCAGTAGATTTAGCTTTCTGTAAATCAAGTGCTATTCGTTCTGCATCAGCTTTCATTTTTCTTTGTACTTCAGCTTCTCTAATAGCTAGTTCTTTTTCTCTTTGTTGTATTACAGGGTCTTCTAGTTTTTCATTTATTTCTTCTGCTCTTTCTTCTGCTTTACTTCCAGCTAATACTCTTTCTGCAGCTTCAGATACAAGTTGTGATAAACGCAATTCAATATCTTCTGGTAACGGCTCATCTGGTGGTGGAAGCGGTGCACCAAGTTGTTTCTCAATTTCTTTACGATATTGAAACGCAATATGTTCTGTAACATGGTCTGTAAATGCTGCCATAATTGCTGCAGCATTAGGGCTTTGACCAACCATTTCTCTAATTTTAGGGTCATCAACTGTTGCCATATGCACTTTAATATGTGCTTCATGGTCTTGATAAATAAAGGCTTTAACAGGTTTACCATTAAGCATATTCATATTTTCTGATACTGGGTCTGTTGGTGGTATTTCAGTTTCAAGCGGTACAATTTTATCTGCATCTTGAATACCTAATACATCTAGCATTTGTCTATGTAATTCTTGCATATTATAAAGTTCAGGAGCTTGTGTAGATAATTGTAAAGCTGCTTGATACTGCATAATTTTTTGTGCTTTAGTAGAAGCATTAGGGTCTGATACAGGTACTACATCTACTCTGCCATCAAAGTCTTCTTTTAAAAGTTCTTTACCTTTTATCTGATAAGGATATTCAGTTGGTCCATAATCAAATATTATTTTACTTAATATTTTAAGTTCTTGTTTCATGCTGTTATGTATTCTTGATTGCACAGAACCCATAACTTTTAAAGACCTTTCTAATAAAGCTAGTGTTGTACCTACGGGTGCTTGACTGCTCATGTCTGAAACTTTTAAATCAGCTAACGAAGCAAATCTTCTTCCCTCTTCTACTAGATTTTGTAACAAAGTATATAAAGTAGAAGATGGTTCTTTGTATGGTAAGAATGTAATATTATCTTTAATAGCCCCACCGGGTACATCAACATCTCTAAACTCACCCGGCATAATAGGAGTATCATCTCCTTTAATCCTTAATCCTCTGGACTTTAAACCACCCG